CATAGTATGCACCTTCGTAGTTACCGATTTCTCCTGCCCAAATGCGGTCTTGTGAAGAACCGTATTGGTTAGGTAGCAACCAGCCTTGTCCTGAAGAGGACTCAGCACGTAGGTCGTGTGATACTTCTGGGTGGATACCAGCCCAGTATAGTGAGCCTTTACGACCAATAGCCTTATTAGCACGTAACTTGGCTACAGCACGACGAATGTCTGCTGAGTCAATTGTATCTGATGCTGTAAGAGTTGCAGTTGATGTACGAGTTCCACCAAAAATTTTATTGGTTCCGCCACGCAATGTTGTCATTGCTACGTCATCAATAGAATCTGCTAGGTTGAAAGCGATAATGTTTGCGATTGCTGGGTCTACATCAGCAAGGCTGAATAGTTCCAACGCACGTGTTACCAACACTGAGTTACCATACTCATTAAGAGTAATAGAAACATTGGTTGGTGTAGATAGTGCTACTGCATCTGGGTCAGTTGTTTCTGTCAGAGCGGTAGTATTTTTTTCCAAGTCAACGTACTTCTGTAGAACTACGGTTGAGCCTGGGATTGATTGACGGGCAGGTGTTTTATCTGCGACAGAACGAATTAATGGTTCTGAGCGAAGAGCAAACTCAAGTAAGCGGTCATACGCTGCTTGAACTAAACCTGCGCTGCCAGCGGTTCCTCCTAATGAGGACGAACCTGTGCTTGTGAAAGCATTAGCCATTTGTCACCTCCAAGGTGATAGGAATTACTATGGATTAAATATTACTGTGCACGAAGTATGGAAAGAATTTCTTCTGCAGATTGTGCATTAGAAATTTTTGCTTCCAAATCTTCTGCACGGTCAGGGGTCAATGAGTTCTGAGTAAGAATATCTTGCTGCCGTAAGGCTGCTCGATTAACTTCTTGTTCAGGATTTACCTCTGGCTTAGTTAATCCAAATAAGTCGCCATTATCGTCAAGCCAGGTATTAACTGACTCTTCGCTAATGTCTTCTAAGTCTTTAAGGATTAATCTTTGTGCCTTTGGATTGACACCCTTCTTTTCTAGGACCTCTTTGACTACACGCTCACGCTGCGACTTGGATAATCCCTCAAGTTGCTCAGTGAGTTCCTTAATACGCTTCTCATCGTTGCGCTTGGCTTTTCGTAACTTTTTAAGTAAGTCACTTCCATCCAGTTGCGTTTCGTTGTCGGTATCTTGGTCGTCTTCGTCTTCATCCCAGTAGTTGTTGCTCATAGCAACCCACCCTTCTATTCGTTTAGTTTAGTCGCAAGCCTCAGGTTCCAATCGGGGAATCGGTCTGGCTCTTACTACCAGTCTTTTACGCTGTGTGGGCTGGTCGGTCACACAGGATTCTATTTTAGTACTGGCCTTTACCTGTATCAGTAAGGCTTGTTCTATTAATTCCAGATTGTCCTGCGAATCTGGATTGCTCTTGTTGAGTTAAAGATAATCTTTTTCTTTTAGCAGATGCTAAACCAAGAAATGCTTCTTGCTCTGCTTCAAATCTTGTGTAATCTTCTCCACCACTAATGCTTGATAAAAATTCTGCACGAGGTGCAATCTCTGCTACTGTTTGATAACCTTTACGTGCTTCTTCTTGAGTAATACCAAATTGAGCCAATGATTCTGCTCCTAATGAGCCAGTTGTTACACCTTCATAACCACTTGCAACACCGCTTACAGTGGTAAGCCCAGTCCTAAGACCTTGAACTGCAGCAGCACCACCAATTTCAGCGATATTAACTTTACGCTTTAATGCTGGTAATCCTTCTGCTGGGTCTAATACTGCAGCAACAATATCTGCTTGATTAAGCATAGGATAATATTCTGCTAAAGCAGCCTTTGTAAATGGGTCAGCATTTTTTACTCTATCTACCGCTAAACCTACACGGTCAGATACTTCTGCTGCTGAAACATCATTTGAAATAAAAGAATTCATTCTATCTCTAGTAGCAAGACTAGATGAACCATAAGATTGTAATACTTGAGTGTATGTTCGTTCGGCTGCTAAATACTCTGATGCACTTAATACTGATTTACCAGCAGCAAGGCGTGCTTTATTTGCGGGAAATCTAGTTTGAAATGCAACCGCTAATGGGTCTTTGCTATTAGGGTCTTGCATAATCAATTGAATAGTATCGCTTGTGTATCCTTTTTGAACTGCTTCAGTTATTGCGCCACTTAGGTCACCAAGACCATATGAAGAAAGCAAAGCACCGATTGCTGCAATTGCGTCTACTTTTTTTGCATCTAATCCAGGGGTTGTTCCTAATCCAGAACCAGTTGGCGCATTAGAACCAGTTGAAGCCCCTGGTATTAACGGAACTCCATATTCACCATATTGTCTAGATACTTTTGCAGTTGCATCAGCCAAAGATACACCAGTAGAAACAAGTTCTTTAATTTGTTTTTCTTGAAGAATTCTAGCCATTGCAACAGTATCAGTAGTTCCATCAGGAAGTCTTACTTGTTTCTGCTCAGCAGCAGTTAATTGTTCACTTAATGGAACATCATTATAATATCCTTGGGCGTTAACACCACCTCTGCTGGCTACATAAGCAGCACCCGAAAGTCCTGTTCCCCCGATGTTACTTCCTGAATTAAGTGCTATTGCTTCTGCTGTTTTTTTAGCATCAATTTTTGGTGCAACGGCTTGCGTTGTAGGTGAAATCATTCCAGACAAAGGATTATATGGTACGCTAGGATTATTTTTTTCCCAGTTTTTTTGGTCTAGTGCTCCCATTACGCTCCCAATCCAAACAATTTAGTCATATCTCTTGCAAGTGAACCCAAAGAATCTTGAGCATTCTTTGTATAGCGCCATTTAGGGTCTTTGCGTAGAGAAATCTCATAATCATATAATCCCATTAAACCTTTAGGGTCAGATGCTACAGACTTTAAAGTAGATACATCTATTGAATCTGGGTCTTCTTCTAAAATATTAGCACGTGTGTTTATGTAAGGAGTAAGTAATTGTTTTACTGTATATCCCTTATCAATCTTATCTGCTAGTGCTGGGAAATATGTTTTTGCTTGCATATTGATTAAATTTAAATTTGATTTAAGAAGTCCAGGATTAACTGCTGACTCAATAACCAATTTATTTAATGCCTGCATATTTACTGGTAATCCATTTTCAGCATAAGCATTTTTCAAGGTAGTATAAGTAATACCAAAATTACCTCTTTGTAATGCCGCCGCTGCTTTAGGGTCTCCAGCGCCTGCTGCAGTAATTAACTTAGTTGCATTAGCACTTATATATCTATTTTGAAGTGCTTTAATTTCAGAGCCAGAAACACCCTGTATATTAATAGTTGTTTTACCATCTTTACTTGCACCACCACTAATTCTTGTGGATTGAAGAGCACGCAATTCGTTATAATAAGCAGTAATAACTTCTTTGGGAGCAGATATACCAAATTGCTCCATAAAAGCAGCATTAATATCTGCAGTGGCTTCAGCCTTTGTAGTTACAGAAATAGATGGTTTATATGTAAGTGTGGGGTTGTAATCGTCACCTAATGCTTTTCCCTGAGTTGTTGGCGTAATGGCAGCATTATTGTCATCTGGGTCAACAAGATTTTGTGGTACACCTTCTCCAACTTTAAACCCATCTCCATCATTATCTACTGGCTTTGCCACTTATTCTCCAATCAACGTTTCAAATATATTCCAATAAAGCGATTTAGCATTTGGATTATCTCCTGCTAATTGGCGAAGAACATCCTTCAAGTCTGCTCTTATTGCTTTTCTATACCCAACATCATAATCTGTCTTTCCAGTAACTCCAGAAAGTTGTTTTACTCCTTCATCGTACTGAAGAATCATTGCACCGAATATTTCAGCAAGTTTTTTATCTGGTGCTTTACCGCTATATACAACATCTCGCAAGTCATCTAGTGCCTCATTTTTCAGGGCAATATAGGCTCCACTAGGTGCTAACTGAGCCGCTAAAAGCGGGTAAGACTCTTTAAAAAAATTACCTTCTAATTTCCATTGCTCACGTAAATAGCGACGCTTACCAGGGTCTGCTGTTTCAAGAATTGCTGCGTCATATAAATCCTTGCGAATATTATATTGTTGACGAGCATCTGCAGTTGAAGCCTCACGTAAGAAATCTTCAAGGTCTTTGTTCTTTACGAATCCTTGTGATTTAAGGTATGTGTATGCCTCAAGGTCGCTAGTTCCATTGATTGGAATAAAGAATGATGCAGCCTGTTTGTTATTTTTAACTAAATCTAAATTATTTTTTACAAACTTAGCAGCCTCATATGTCTTAGCAAAAGAAGCCTCTGTTCCAGCAGTTGTCTTAGAAACAGCATAAACTGTTTTGCTTGGAAATAGAGTAGCAAATTCAACAAGAGCCTTTTCGTATGCATTATCTTGATTAGCATATTTCTTAAGAATTTTTGCATACTCTGAGTCCCAAGTAAAGTATCCAGCATCAATCATTTCTTTAGGGACATCTTTGGTTGCAAATAGTTGAACTGAAGCAGGTGCTCCTAGTCCAGTTCCAAAGCGTATAAGCATAACATTACTAGCCTGGATTAATGAATTAGTTGTAAATGGAACAATGTCAGCACCAGTTTTAGGACCATTACCTGTTGATATTAATAATCGCATAGCCTGTACTGCGGCAGAATATTTCTGCTCGCTCATCATCGTCTTATTGTTTGCAAAACCTATATCATAAACACGCTGTACGTTGATTGGTGTAATTTTTCTCCACCATTCTTGGTTAACAGATGAGCCAGTAATGACAGGTTCTGCTGAACGAATCCAAGCACCAATACCTGGAAGATTTCCAAGAATTCCTAGTGATAATCCAATAAATGGTCCACCTAGACGTGGTGCTGCAGACTCAGGGTCCAGTGAAGGCGTAAGCATTTTTATTTTTCCGCCAAAGTTTACTGACAAAGGTTGCGCTGTTGGTAAACCAAGCGCACGAAATACTGTATTACCCAATACATAGTTAAGAACATCATCGCCTGGGTAAGTAAAGTATAATTCACCATTAGCATCTTCGTGGATAAAGCCAGAGTGTTCAAATGTTTGGTTAGTAACTGCAAGTCTTACGATTGCTTGTTTTTCATATTTACCTATACGCATAGCGCGGCGGTAAAAATCTTCAGTTGCTCTGTAGTAACGACCAAAGTTACGAATATTAAATGCAAGATTAGTACGAATTTCAGAGTTATCTACATAACCTAATGTTCTTTGACGAGCAAGGTTTATGCCAACTTCGTGTGCTTGTTTACGAGCCAGTTTATCGGCTGTTTCTAAGTCAATTCCAGAATTAACTAAATTATTTTTAATGTTTGACTCATACTTATTTAGTTTTCCACGATAAGAAATATAGTTGCCATAAGTAAGTGGCTCACGGTCAAGGATAGATATTTGTTTTCCTACCCAAGCGTAACCATTTTTCATAACACGGTCAAAGAATCCAATGTCATCTCCTGCTTGAAGAGGTATAAGTTCACGTCCTAGAACTGCTTTAGGCATTTGGAAGTCTTGATTATATTTATGAAGTTGTTTAAAATCAAAATTATCTATTCCGCCAGAATCTTTAATTTCTTTAATTAATTTATTATTAAGGCGTCCTGAGTAATCACGCAATGTGCTAGTTGTGTCAGCATAAATACGACGAGCAAATTCATATGAACCCTTAGAGTTATAGATAGCAAATCTTTTTGCTAACTCATTACCTTTGCCGTCAAGGTATTTTGCAACAGCATCAATTGCATCTTCTTCTTTTTTATATATATTGCTAAATACAATTTGACCAAAAATATTTCTTCTACCAATAGTATTATGTAAATCTAAATGCCAATTTAATAGGAAGTCTGCTCGGTTATAATCAATCTTTGAGAAAACTGTACTGAATTTTACGTCTTTCATAGCATTTGTAATATCAACATTTAATGCCACTGATGGACCGTATTGACGTAAGTAGTTAGCAGTTGATTCTGCTATGTCTTCTTTAAATTCTGCGTTACGAACAGCGCCATTAATCTCTTGCATAACTGTATCGCCACCATTGACAACCCAGTCTTCGGCATATCCCGCTGCCTTTTGACCACTTTTAGTTTGTAAAAATCCTGGTGTAAATCTATCTTTAAGAAGTGATGTGCTAATCATTTTCCCAAGTTCTTCTGGGCTTTTGTTTGCAGCAAGAATTTCTTCTCTAGTGTTAAACTTGCCAGTAATTTTATAAAGAGTACGAGACATAACTCCAAGAGGACTTATTTCTTTTTCAATTCCTCTAAAAGCAGTAATCTTAGTTGTTGGTGCAGAAAACTTTCGGAATCCTTGAGACATTGTAAAGCCTCTAAAGTAATCTATAACTCCCTGTACTCCATTTACAAGAATGCTAGTACCAACTTCTTCTACAGTTGTACGAACACCAAGACGTGGATATAGGTTTAAGTATGACCAAATATCTGTGGCCTTTTGGTTATAAACAGACTCTCCAACTCGCCCAGTTATTGAAGAAAAAATATTACCGCGAAGTTCAAATTTGCGTAGGTCTACAAGATTTGGCATATAACGATTTTGATTTGCTTGATATGCACGAACGCCTCGTTGAGCACCATCTAATTCAGCAGCATTAAATACATCAGCATCTATTGGTTCAAGGTCATCAATCATTGATTTGACATCTTTACGAGCAATCTTCATTTTTCCTAGTGTGCCACCTAGAATTCTTAAAGAGTTATCAATATCAGAAACAATATCTTTAATTGATGCTGCTTCATCGGTTGATGCTGGAGCCTTAGCAATAAGTTGTTTCTTAAGAGCCTTAAGTTGATTAACCTGCTCGATAAGGTTCTGCATTTCTGCGCCACTTGATGCAAGAATACCACGAGCCTTTTTATCTGCGCTAACTTTATCGGTTGCTTCTGCTACAAGTTTACGAACTCCCTCTGGTACTGGAAGATTTCCAGGTTTAACAGTTCCAAGAATTCTTGAAAACTCACCAAGGTCAAGTGCACTCTGATTTACTGAGTAAAGTTCTTTTGATGTTTCATCAATCTTTGAAATAAATGCACGACCAGCCACAGAATGGTCAAGTCCCATACCATATGCAAGTGTTTTTACAAGACCTCTGTACATAAGAAGGCGTTGACCTTCGTTTGCTGCAATCCAAGCAGCGCGGTATGTAGATGCTGTTCCCTTATCTACAACAGTACGCATAAGTCTATAAACTTGGTCAGCACTTGTAGTATCACTAAGAGAAATTATACGCTCTCGTGATGGCGCAATAGCAAACTGGCGCATAAAGCGGTCAATTTTTGCTGCGGTTGAAGAATCTTTAGAAACAAACTTTCCTTCAGTTCTAACACCTTCAACAGTTTTTCCAGTGCCAGCAAATCTTGCGCCTTGCGCTTCTTTAAATCCAATTTTTTCTGCCCAAATTACTGGGTTTTCATTAGCAAGACGAGCAATATCATCAACAGTTCCTGGTAAAGCAATAGATTCTAACTTGCCGAATCTACCTATAGTTTTTAATCCTGCATCACGAATTGAATCTTTTATATAACGAGCCTGTGTGTATCGTGGAATAAGTGGGTCTCTGCGTAATCCCGCATTACCCTTACTAATGTCATCAATAATATCTCCGCCTCTGAAGAATTCCAAAGCGGTATCAGCGTTCTTAATATTAGGAGCCATATATCTTGCTACATCTAAATTGATTTCAGGAAAACGAGTTTCAATTTGTGTAAGAACTTGTCCTTTTGTAGCAATATCGCCTTTTTCATAGGCTACAAATAGTTTACCTAATGTATCCCAGTAGCGTTGAACTGCCTTATTTTTCCAAGCCTTATCTAAGTTGGCTGGATTTTCGCCTAATTTAATTAAACCAAAGCGAGCAACATCTGAGGCTTTCTTAGCCTTAGCAGTTAAGATTAAAGGGTCAAGGCCAAAAGTAACACTGAAGTCGACTATGCCAGATACATAATTAAAAAACTTCTGGTCAATAGGATTTCCATTTTTAGCACGCTCTGCTTCAAATGGGAATGCTGAGGCAAGTGCACGGGCAACGTCACGTCCTGGACTTATCTTAGCCTGCTCATATAGAACTACTGCATTTGCAACTTTTTCCATTGCATCTTTTTCACCAGCAGTGTAACGTTGAATTAAATTAAGTGCAGCAGGATTCTTTAAGATATCCTCATAGTTATCGCTAAAATTCTTTCGTCCTGCAAGTAATTTTCCAACATACGCAACATCTGGAGTGAGTCCTGATTCAATTCTTGCAACTTCACTCGCATCAAAAACATTTTCTTTGTCAGATGCTTGTTTCCAGAATTTCATCCAAGTATCAGATGGTGTTATATCTGCTACAGTAGCATCTTCTCCACCAGGGGCCAGTTCACCAGCACCTGTAATTAAAGACTGTCCAAGAACTTTAAATTGTTCAAGCGTACTGTAGCCTTCTTCACTTGCTAAACGAGCCGTTGTATAAGGTTGTTTAACAAGTTTTTCTTGTGGACGAACTAAACTTTCAAGTACTCTACCAGCACCACTTGCAACACCAGTTTCTTTATTTACTGAAACGGGTGCACCAGTAGCAAGAGTTAAAATTGCCTCTGGTAAGTTAGCGCCTGTTGTTGGTACAACTGGTAAACCAGCAATTTGCATACCAAGTTCTTTGATTGATTGCACAGAATAATCTGCAGATGATTTTAGGCTTCTTAAAATATTACCAATAAAGCCTTTATCTTCAATTCTATACTTTGGATTAAAATAAGTTGTAAGTGCTGATTGATATTCAGGTGTAAGAGACTTAAAGTTTTTGTACGCATCATTTTTAGGAAGAGTCAATAAATACTGATGAGTTTTTTTAAGTTCACCAAAAGCAGCAAGTTGTTGCTGTTCATCTTTAGTCAACTGAGCCTGGGCTGCCGCTGTTGCAACACCTGGAGATAGGTTAGTTGCTACATCGGTTAATGGTTTATTCTTTTCAGCCATTAAAGACCCCTGGAATTTACATAATCGTAAAGTTCTCTTACGTCTCCAGTTGGGTCTATATCAATCATTGATGCAAGAATTTCAGATAGGGAACGTTGTCTAGGTAAACTAAGTGCTTCACTTCCTGGACCTGCACCAAAATCCATACCAGCAGTTAATGGTTCGTTTGGTCGTTCGGTAGGGGCAGTCAAAGGAGTTACAGATGGCATCATTTCGCCAAATGGGCTAGCAGGTGCTGATGGGTTAGGTCCAGCCATAGGTGCTGCCATTTGTTGGCTCATAGTTGTTTGTCCCTGACCATAAGCAAGTCCAGGAATATAACGTGCTGCTTGTGTTCCTGATTGTCCTGCCCCACCTGTTGCAGAAATGTTTGCTGGATTATTCTGTGGCGCTGTTGGGCGCATTCCTCCACGATTCTCAGCCATTATTCCTCCTACTTAGTAAATTGTGTTTTTGTATGAACTGGTCCACCGCACCAAACATTGTATTGAATTGCTACATTGACTGCTTTCTTAGCAGCACCAGATGCTTTGGCGTGTGTCTTTGTTTCTGTTTCCATCATTGCTAGAGCGCCAAGGGCTAATCCGCCACCTGCGCCTATTCCGTATAAACCTTTATCATCTCGCATAAATCCATAGTCATCACTAACTTGATACAACTTTCCATTAAAACAAATTAGTGCATCCCACCCAGAGTCATCATCATTTTTATTCTTTGGTGCTGGGTCATAACCTGCTTCAGTTAAAGTTTGTTTTATAGATGGTAATACTCTAATCATCATAAATCTATCTGGGTCTTGAGTTTTAATTACTTTAGGTGGTTGCCATAAGTTATTAAGAATATCTCCTGCTATAGCATCACCTGCTACTGCAACTAAATATTCATTAACCTTAACTATTTTGTCACACCCTTTGGCTACATACGGTTTGTCTGTATATGTAGTCATTGAGTCTGCCGCTAAAACAGCCCAACCTTTACCTTGAACACCAACAATTGCAGTCATAGTCCCCTACTTAATTAAGCCCTAGTTACTACTCTTGCGTTTCCTTTTCCACCTGATGTTAAACTTGTTAAAATTGATTGTATATCTGGCGGTGGTGTAGGTGCTGCTATTTGTCCACCTTGTTCTGGTGGAAGAGCGCCTTCTACTGGAGCACCAGAGGGAGCAGGGGACGTTTGCTCAACCATAGGATTAGAAACTCCAGCAGAAGGAACTGGTTGCTGCGGAGCGAAAGTGGCTTCAATTGCGTCTTCTAGTGCTTGACCCTTTTGGCGAGCCTTGATAACCGCAGCAATCTTATTTACTATTCCAGATGCATCTTGTCCGCCTGCAACCATCTGTGGAATTGCTTGACTTAATGCTGTAAGAGAACCAAGAAGAGAGGCTCTCATATTTTCAACTTCAATTTTTTCTAATTCTTGAGTTACGTTAACTGTAAATGGTAACTCACGCATAGCCATATCTTTAGATATTAAGCCACCGCCAAGAGCCTGTAGCATAAAGATAAGACCTTGTGCTGGGTTAAGACCAGCAAGCATTCCGTATCTAACATCGGCTGAGTAGTCACTTTTAATATCTTTAGTTGGCTTATAGGTAATCTCATATGGAGAACCAGAGTCTACACCACGAATTGTTTTTTCTTCAGGGTAGATAACTTCATCAACTTCAAAACAGATACTAATTACATCACGAAGTGCTGCAGCAAAGATTGCTTGCGCTGATTTAACCTGTGTATCAAAGGCTCCCATAAGAGCCTGTACACCTTGACCAGTAACAATAGAAGCATCAATGTTTCCAGTACGAGATTCTGGATAACGAGTTCCTACTCTTAACTCTTGGTTAAGAATGTTCTGTTCTGTAAATGCACCCTGTGGTAATGTTAGTTCTACTCGACGAACACCTGCTGGGTTGGCTGTGCGTATAACCGCATCTCCACCCAGTTGTAATTCTTGTACATCTTGTGGAAGTACAATAGGTGCCTGTACTGATTTCTCCGCTGCTTCCATTGCCAGTAAGGCGAAACGGTTGCGGAGTAACTGAATTCCAAGTACATCGTCAAATTGTCCACGTAGTTCGCTATCAATGGATGGCTTACGTGCTACAACTATCATCATTTTCCCAAGCGGATTTTTAGCCTGAGATAATATTAAATTTTGTCTTGCTGGTATATAAACTGTTGATTGGTCTTTATCGTAGTACCGAATCATTTCTATCTGGGCATTTAGATTTTGTTCATACCTATCGGCACCAAGTAGTTCTCTTTCAAACTCTGGGAACTGGCTTACTAACTCACCTAATGTAAGACTGTATCTTTTAGCAAATGCTATGCAACGACCATAACGGTCAAACTCTGGATAAGAACCAATTGGATTTTCTAAACGAATGCGAGGTAGTTTTGCATCTTCATCTAATTCAATTACAAATGGAATAAAACCATAAGTTAAATACCAGTCTGCTCCTTGATACATTTGGACTGATAGGTCAGAGTGTGAAAAATAATTACTAGCAATACGAGTACGCTTATCGGCAAAAGTACGAGCACGGTCAGAGACCTGATTAGCGGCTGAACAGTTAATCGCTGGAAGAGGCGCCATAACTTCCGAAAGGTCGCGGGCAACGATATCAATAAAATTTGCCACGACATTAGCGTCTACTCCTTCTGGAAAAAAGTCAGGGTAGACCTGAGATATGTGTCCTTTACGAACAGCAAGCACGTCAAGGTTGCGAGCATCTCTTTCGGTATTACGATAACGAAGAGATTCAACTCGCGCTGCTATCTGCTCAATTGATAATGCCATTATGTCCTAACGATAGAAAATTATTAGTAAGTTTTATTAATTTTACTTACGGTTTTAGATTTTGCAATATTACCACCAGTTGCACGCCAGGAAATTGGAGTATTGGTTGGGTTATTATCAACAAAAGATTTTTTAAATCTTGCAATATCGGTAGTTGGATTTTGTTTATATTTTGCGCCAACAGCAGCAATTAAACTAGGACCACTAGATATATCTTTTTTTGTCTCTGAAGTTTCTGAAATAGTTTGTACCGCTGCTTTGTATTTTTCTTTATTACTACCTTTGGCGCTTGGGTTGATAAAAGATACATCTGGACGTTTTTTTGTTGCCATTCTATTTCTCCCTAGTTAGTAAGTTTTATTAATTTTAGTAATAGTCTGACCAGTAACATCATATTCTTTACGAATATAAGGATACTTTTTCTTTAAATACGCTAAATCTATTTGTGCTTGTTTTTTATATAAGGCTTGTTGTCTATTTTCAGCAGGCTGTCCCGCAACTTCTTTTGCATAAATATAATCTTTTTTACTTATACCTTTACTTGGTTTCTTAGGCATCATATTATCCATTGTATTTCTCCTTTAGTGATAAGTTTCTGCCCATTGCTCTGCAAAGGCATCATCTAGATTAAGTGAACCACGTCTAGCAGTTTGCGCTTTAGTAGCCCAACGATTTGTTTGGTATTGCCCAACCTTGCTTGACCTTTGCATTAATTCTCGGATACGGATAATTGCAAACCATAAAGCCATCACACAGTCAGTTGGGTTCTTTGTGTCGGGCTTCCAAGTAATCAGTTCTTGCACTAGTGTCTTAAGACCCTCTGAGCCTTCATTGCTAGGTAGTTCAATTATGTTGTTATCTTGGAATCTACCATCTCTAGTGGAACCAAATAGGCTTGCCATAGAGGCAACACCAAAGCCAACGTCCCACTTATTCTTACCAGTAAAGTGTGAGTTAAGTTGACAGCCGTGAGATGCTAAATAGTTTCTTAAGACATCATCTAGGGCGTAAGCCTTCTGATGGGCGTTAATTTCAATTCTTAGTTCTTGGGGTTTATATTTTTCAACCCACTCTTCGATTAAAGTTTGTATCTTGGCTGGGGTAGGCTCAGTCATATTGACACAATCTAAAACATATATCTTGCCGTCAGCCCTGTTGTAGGAACAGACTACCGCTCCTGTTGCTCCCGCCATTGCTGGGTCGAGGCCAATAATTGTATATGTAGATTCACAATGCTTCGGATGTCCTGGGACTCCAGGCTTGAGAGGTCCTCTTTTTCGCATTCCATTAACGCTACCTGCGATACAGGTTGGAGAAAAGATTGAATTCTCTGTGACATCTTCTTGTTGGTAGACCATAGCCCAGACAGATGGGGCCACCTCAGAGCGTCTTGTAAATAGCGAGGCGCCATCCCATTTAGGGTACAGGCCCTCTTTTGTTTCTTCATCTTTGTCGCCCTCTGGTCTATCAGTCCAAGGCCATAAGGTTTTCCAATTGGCTGGCTTTTCATCAAATTCTAATACCGCTGGCATAGCGAAGTATGTGAAAGGAGACTTGCCTCCAGTCCATTGTCCGCCATCTCTAATCATTTTATATAAATCAATTGAGGAGACACGGGTTCCTACTATAAGTAATTTTCCGTGCCGCCCCAGCCGTGTGATAACTTCTTTTTGAAGCCATTCAATTTGCTTTTCCCATTCGTGGGCATTGGAGTTCATCACAACGTCATCTAGGATAATCAGGTCTGCTCTTGCACCGTAAATCTGAGACCCGAATCCTAAAGCCTGTACCGTAGGGTCCTTCTCACCAGAATCTCTTCCAGTGCCTAGGTAA